ATCTTCGTTGCAATCTTTGCATCGAAGATGTCCCAATCAATCTTGCGGTTGAGCTTGCCAGTGATGGTGATCTTGAAAGCCCCGACCTGATGGGTCTGGGAACCTTCCTCTCTTGAACCGAGAAGAGCGATCAACTCTTCCTCGAGGGCTACTCGCTTTTCGGTAGCCTTCTTCTCTTCGATCTTTGCTGTAAACAACTCTTCTGCAATTTCAATTTCAGTTTTCATTTCAGGTTTCCTTGGTTTGTCGTTAATGCCGACAGAGAGAGCGTACACCCCCTTGTGACGGAATGCAAGTGGTGGCATGATGTCACCCTCAATACAGCATGGAGCTACCCGATGAATGAGTTCTTGAGGTACATACGCGATAATGACTTGACGCATCAGCAGTTCGCTGCTATGTGCGGGGTTGACAGGTCAACTGTTACAAAGTGGATCAGCGGGTCAAGATCCCCATCGCCCAAGGCTGTGCGCATCATCAGCCAGAAAACAAAGGGCGAAGTCGCAAGCACTGAGGCAAGCGCGTCAGATCCCTATCACAAAAAGCTGATGCTTGCACTGCTCAAGAACGGACTCACCATCCGTGACGGAGCGAAGAAGATGCGAATGAGTCGCAACACATTGGCCAAGTATGCCAAGGGTGAGGAGGTTCCCAGCGCCCGGACCCGCGAGCGTATACACAAGTTTTTGGGTGTCAAATGATCGACCTAGTTATTTACGGAAAGCCCGTAGGGAAAGCCCGCCCAAGATTCGGTCGCAGCCGGTCGGGGAAGACCGTGACGTACACTCCGTTCAAGACCAAGATGTACGAGCAAGAAGTCAAGACTCTTGGGCAAGTTGCCATGTTCGGCAAGTCCATGTTAGAAGGGCCGGTAAGGGTCACGATCACGGCGTACTTTTCGCACAAAACGAAAACGGGATATCACACATCACGCCCTGATCTCGACAACATCATCAAGGCAATACTGGATGGATTGAACGGCATCGTCTTCCATGACGATGCAGCCGTTGCAGAAATCATTGCCTCGAAAAAGTACGGGGAAGATAGGGTGGAGGTTCAAGTTCAAAATGTCTGACAACTTCATGCACAAATTTGGCGCGAAGCTGAAAGATGCCGGCTATCGCGTAATCCCAATTATGCCGGGCACAAAGCGTCCAGGTCGGTGGGACGGTGGCAAGTGGGGGGAACTGTCGCGCTGGAACGATATCGATGCGCAACTTGCGCACATCGACATCTGGGCTACATGGCCGGGCTGCGGTATCGGAATCCTAGCCGGCGAGGTCGTCGCTATCGACATCGATATCCTCGAGCAGGATGTTGCCGTACAAGTGGGGCAGGTGTTCTCAAATATTCTTGGGCAGACGGACATGATCCGTATCGGTAAAGCGCCCAAGGCATTGTACCTGTACAGAACCAACGAACCGTTCAGCAAGATCTCCATGCACCCCATCGAAGTGCTGGGTGCTGGCCAGCAGTTCGTTGCTTATGCAATACACCCCGAGACTTGTGAACCGTATCGCTGGCCGGTCAGCCCCCCGCATGAGACGCCCGTCAGTTCGCTGCCCCTCGTAACCAGAGAGCAAGTCCTGCATGCTTGCGAGGAAGCGTACAAAATACTGCCGCCCAACCTTCGCAAGAAGGTACTGCGCACTGTCATCCCAGACAAGGATGTCAAGGCTTCGCAAGACGGACTCGTCGGCACCTTTGCTGCGGTCGAGGACGCTCTTCGCTACGTTCAAAACCCAGACCTTTCTTGGGATGACTGGAACAGAATCGGCATGGCCATCTACTGCGCCACCGAAGCAAAGGGATTCACCATCTTCGATCAGTGGTCGCAGTCCTCTGGCAAGTACAACCAAATCGAAACCCGCCAGCGGTGGGATCACTACAGCAAGTCGCCGCCCACAAAGATCGGTGCCGGCACGCTCTATTTTTTGGCCCAGCAAAGCGGCTGGGTACCGCCCCCGCACATTGATCTCAACCCGATGAAGACGCCAAAGGTCGATCTCACCGGGCTAGATAAGATGGTAAAAAAAGTTACCCGAAGCACTCGAGAGAACTTCCCGCAGGAGTGGTTCCAAAGCCCGTCGCTGGTCGGGCGCGTTACCCGCTGGATCAACTCCACCGCCCAACAACCGCAGCCGACGTTCGCGCTGATGAACACGCTGTGCATGTTCGGCGCAATCTTCGGGCGGCGGTACGCAATGGCCAGGCTGAATACCCGCTGCAATCTTTTCGTGATCGCCGTCGCAAAGCCCGGCGCAGGAAAGGATCACTCGCGTCAGCGCATCAAGGAACTGATGGCACTGACCGGTCTCGGGCAGCTGATCTGCGGCGACAGGTTCAGCTCGGGTGTGGCGATTCTAAGAACGCTTCACGACTACCCCTCTCGCATCTCACACCTCGATGAGATGGGGCTGTACCTTCAAAGTCTGACGGCACGCAATGCCGCATCCCATCAGCGCGATATCATCAAGACCCTGCTCGAGGTCTACTCCTCCAGCAGCGGCGTGTACCACGGGCAGGAGTACGCAGACTCCAAGGATCGCCAGCGCCTCGACATCAATCAACCAAACTTCAACTTCTTTGGAACCACAACTCCAAGAACGCTGATACCCGCGCTGAACCACGACATGGTGGATAACGGAACGCTCAGCCGAATACTTCTCGTACCGCCGTTCGATGACTACCCGGATGCGCAGATCCCCGACAACACAGAAGTCCCGCAGGACATCATCGAAGATATCCAACACTCGGCGCAGATCATCCCCTCGGGCATCGGCAACATGACCAATATCCAAGGGATTCCAAACTCCGCAGTCGTACCCATCGTAGTCGAGTGGGAAGACGCAGCCTTTGCGGAGTACAGCAAGATGCGCGAATGGCAAATCAACCAGGCACGCAAGGACGATGCCCTGTGGGTTCGGTACACCGAGATCACCGTGAAGATCGGGATGATCGAAGCAATCGCTCGCGATCCAGTAAGTCCTATCTTGACGTTCGATATCCTCAAGATGGCGAACGACCTAACTCGTTGGTCGTTCAACTACACCTCTGACCTTATCGTCAAGGAGATCTCAGAGAACGAGATCGAAGCCTCGCACAAGAAGATCCTAAACATTATCCGCAACTCGGGCGACGATGGCATGAGCACCACCCAGATCGCCAAGGTTTGCCAAGGCATGAAGGCCCGTGATCGAAACGAAATACTTCAAACCCTCGTCGAGTCCGGTGACTTGCTGGAAGAAGTAATCAAAGGATCGATTGGGCGAGACCGCAGGGTCTATCGCGCAAGGGTCAGATAAAAAAGCCCCGGCGCTGGGCCGGGGCAAGTCTCACAAACAGGAGATAACACGAGATAGCACGGGGGGATCTTATCCCCTCGGGTCTTTGTTCGCAAGCCAAGAGACGTACCACAAAGTCTTGCCGGCGTCCTGCTCAATGGCATCCTTGTGCCCGAGCCGCCAGAGATACGCCACTGCCGTCCCCTTCAGAAACCCCCTCCACTCATCGGGTGTCAGCATCGCTTTGATGGCATCGATGCATTCGATGTCACCCTTCTTGTAGTGACTTGGATTTACGGGATCGCTTCTTTCGCTTGGCGTGACTGAGCTTTGCCATTCGCTGGTAGTGCTCTCGCGGTCTGCGCTTTTTATCTCCGCTAGCAGAGCTTCCACCTCGCTTGCCGATAGCGGCGAGGTACTGTTTGATGGCATCCTCATTAACCTCCATTTTTAAAACTCCCAGTTTCTAATGCACTCTTAACGCTTTCAATCACATTATCCCACGGCGAAACCATACTCGCTCTGGGGAAAACCTGAACGCTCGGGTACCACAGGCTGCGACCATTGCGGGTGTTGCCCCAGTACCACAACTTGTTTGCATCCATCAAAAGAACCGGTACACCCAGAGCACCGGCCAGATGAACGGTGGAACTGCTGATCGATACCACCACATCACATTGCATACAGATCGCAGCAAGCCCCTCAAAATCGCTCCAGAGGTTCACAGAGCTTGTCACGATGTTCGTGCCATGCTTGCGGTTGAACTCGTCAATGGCCCGCTTATCGCTGCCGTATTGCAGGTTTAAGATGTTGTAGTCGCCCTTCAAAATAGGCATCAGCTGCTCAAGATTGACGCTCTTGTGCGGCCCAATCTTGATGGCACTGCTGATCCACGACATCCCCACCGTCAACTTGTTCGGGTCAAGCCCAAGCTCCTGGCGGTACTTCTCAACCAGTTCAGGGTCAGCCGTCAGATACCGCCGGGCTGCGTGAACCTCAATGTCGTCCAGCTCTTGAATAAATGTTCCGCCAATGCTGGCGAACGGAATCTGCGTTTCATGTAACGCAGCCTGGACTTGATCCAAGTTCGACATGAAGTTGATGTCCGGCATCGACCGCTTGAAGATCGGCACCAGCCTGGGATCTACCATCGCCGTCACGTAACCCGCCTTCTTGCGAATGGCCGGGAGCAACGATCCGTAAATGATCTGATCCCCAATGCCCTGCTCACCCCAGACCAGCGCAGAATTCGCATTGCTGCTCGTAGTCCACTGCGGTTTCTGAGTGACCAGCTTACGACTCTTGAACCTCTCGCTCTGCCAGCGTTTTTCATACAACGGCCAGCCCGTCTTGAAGTCGTTCATCTGTAGCGACAGCAGACCCAAGATCCAGTTTGCATTGGCATCGTCCGGTGCAATTTCATTTGCTAAACGAAAGTCCTCCATCGCCTTGTCGTACCGGTGCATCTCCCAGTGCGAAGCGCCACGCTGAATCACTGCGTGCAAATACTTCGGGTTCATCTCGAGCACACGATCAAACTGAACAATCGCTTCGTCGTACTTTTGCTGAGAAGACAGGCTGATCCCAAGATTCACAAGGTCATCAACCTCGGGATTCATCCTCTTCATGGCTGCGCAGTAGTACTTCTCCGCCTCCGGGTAGTTACCCTTTATCTGGAAAAGACGCGCCTTCGCACGGTATGCAATCGGATCTTTCGGAGCGAGAGAGATCGCAAGGTTGCACAGATCCATAGCCTCATCCAGCTTGCCCGCCTGGAACTTGGCTTCAATCTGCTTGATAGTCTTTTGATGCTTTGTCATGTCATCGATGCCACGGCCATCCATTCGCGGCCGTATTCAACGTCGCACCAGTCCTTAAACCAAGGACCGCCCCTCGTGAAGTGAACCGCTATGGGATCCGGTTCGTCAGACGGTTTGTACCAACCCTCAAGATAGTTGTACGTCACCGGAAGGTAACCCATGACATCATCAGTGAGCCATTCAAACCTGTGAAGATAACTCGGTGTCGCAACATTCACAATCTCTGGCGTTAGTTGCTTAACTTGTTCATGCTCACAGTTGATGAACATGAATGAACTCCAGTTCTTGCGAGGGTAAAGATGCTGCGGTCGATGATCCATTTTGACCGTTTCGGTCGGCCGGTAATCGTGCGGTACAACGAAGCACGCTTTTGTCCGGTCGGCGTAGTCAAGCAGTCCCGCAATGTCCCGCCGGAACAGAAAATCGCAGTCGCAAAACAAGGCCCAGCCGGTATACCCCGCGAGGTATGGAGTAAGAAACCGCGTAATGCTGAACTCAGTAGACGCCTTCGCATCGAATCCACGCCAATAGACACCCTGCTTGCGCAGCTCGTACTGCTTTATCGGAACGATTTCTAAAGGAATCGAAGCCGTCGTCTGCAAAGACTTTTCACATACTTGATACGCAGCATCTTCGCGACTGTCGTATCCAACAAATATTTTAAGCATTTAAGAAAGCCTCTTTACGCGCCGGCCCCTTGTAGTGCAGCACCTTCGGTACTTGATTGGGTAATCGCCTGTCGGGCAGGCAGGCGTACTCGCTCTCCTCGATCTCGCCAACCAGCTCCGGCAGTAGCATGTGCGAGTACACCTTCAGCGCCTCTTGATCGCCATACCACTTGCGTAGCGGCTCGTCCATGAACCCCATCAGAATCGCCATGCACTTCCACGCATGATAGTTACTGGTCATCGTCATACACCCAAGGTACGGGTACAGCGTACCAAGCGGAATGCCGTGGTACTTTTTGAATGCACCGTCCCGCTGCTCCCCGTTGAACCCCGCATCGCGATCAAACGAGCGACGACAAAACATAACTTCGCGCTCGCCCAATACCGCAGCCGGTGAGAACGGAAGTACGAACAGCATGTCCGTGTCAATGTACGCGGCCGGCTGCGTGATCCTTGCCTCTGCAAATGCCTTCGTTCGCCAGTACATGATCTGCTCGTAGTTACCCTGCGAGTACTTGTAATCGTCTACGCCAGGTACCTGCGGAGTCGCATCATCGGTGCACATCGTGACCTGCGAATCCGGCATCACTTCCTTCAGTGACTTCACCATCTTCGTCGGGAATGTGATGTCAGCGCCAACGTGAAAGAATACAAAACGATTCACGCCTCTTCCTCCAGCATTTCTTTAATGATAATCACAGATGAAGTCGCCGACTGATCCTTGTACTTGAGCATTGACTCCGCTGCCAGTTGCAGGGTCTGCTTGCGAATCAGAACAGCCAGCTTGCAGATGATCTGCGGGTTTGTCTTCGGTGCTAATGCACCAGACAGATCGTATGCAGCAGCCATCTTTTCAACAAACTCCCAGTTGAAAACATCCAGCTCCCCGGTTGGCCCGATCTTGCACCAAACCTCCTCCGGGTTTTCCACCACTTGAGGCTTCTCCATGTAATCAAACTCGCTCATTTCGTATCCTTCCTTATGACTAGCATCTGGGGGTAGTAACTCAACTCTTTGACCGGACCTCGTGCATCAACTACGCGCATCAAAGTATCCATCAAATCCAAGATACTGCGCCGGTCGTTCACCGCGTTCGGATCAAAGTGGCTGCGGAACTGCTCAGTGTACGCCTTATTATAGGTACACCGCAGATCCTCAATTACGTAGTACCCGCCGGGTCTCACCCAATCCCAGCAGTTCTCAAACATCGCAACGATCTGCTCCGAAATGTGCGAAGCGTCGTCAATGAAAATGTCAAAGCAAAAGTCCGGCGCTTCCATCTTCGCTGGGTCGTCAATCACAATGTTCACGTTATGCAAGTTCTCGCATAACCCCGCGCACTCCGGGCGGATGTCGTAGCCGTAGATCGTAGAGCCTGGAAGGTAATTCGCGAATGCCCGCAGGCTCGCGCCGCATGCAATCCCCGCTTCAGCAATCATAAAGTCGCAGTCCGCTCGAGGAAGATCCTCTGCGCAAATCAGCCAGTCGATGAGGCGCTCGTACACATCAGTGTATCGGTGCTTGATCGTGCCCTTGTCGCTGCCGTATAGATCGCACAGCCCGGTCAGCGTCATCTCCCGTAGGTTCACCTCGCCCGTGTTCGGCAAGTACTCCTCCGGCTTGACGGTATCCAGATACCGACGAACGCCGCCCCTCGACATTGGATCAATCATGCTTCCTCCTTCGTGTGAAAAACATAATGAACATACCGGCTGCTACGCCAGCGGAGAATTGCCAAGGAAGAACGGTAATTAGCCAGATCACCAGTGCTATGGGAAGAATGGTAAGTAGGAACATCAAAAACAAAACAAACATGATGCCGCGTAGCGTGGGCGGCGGGGATTCTTTAGCCGGCATTACTGCTCCCCCTCGCACGGATAGCGTCGGCAACTCTCTTTGCCGTCAGACTTATGTTCCATGCTGCGTTAGACTTTGAGTTGTGTTCCCCCGCCGTCATCGCGTCATTCGCTTCATCGTCTGCAATCTTCGCACACGCTTTTCGTTCGGCTGCGGCAACGAGCGTGGCGAACTTGTCGATCTCCTCTAGCGCGGCCCAGGCGGGGATGAGGTAGTCTTCGGACAGGTCTACTTTGTCCAGAAGCCCTGCCTTGCGGGCAAGTTCGATCACTTCACGGCTAGGCAAGCGGTCATTTGTGGCCGGTTGCATCACCTTTGTCCGGTTACGGGGTCGTTTATGGCCGGTCATGGCTTGTTGACTCCTTGTACAAGAGCGAAAAACTTTTCCAATTTCTGCACTGTGATATGCGTGCTGCTCGTTCCGAATACGATCCCGGCTTTCTCGGCAAGTTTGATCACGTTATATAACTCGCCGCCTTCAAGCGAACGGGCGCACTCTGCGCAGTGTGTTTTCCTACGCAGCCTTGGGTAAAGGTTGCAGTAGTCACAAGTCAGTTCCTTGTCCATCCACTGCCAGCCAAAACATATCCGCATCATGGCGCGGTGGAATGCGTGGGGTTTTCGGGTTACTCCAAACTGCTGGACACCCTCCGCGCCCGGCAGTAGCCACCGGCCAAGTTCTTTCTTTTGGTGCACAGATGTCATTTGCTTTCTCCTCTAGCACGGATGGCGGCGGCGCATCGCTCAAGTGTTGGAATATGCGTCAATTCTGTTGGGTCTTGCGGCACCGGAATATCCTCACACAACTTCGCACACGCCTCCCGCTCGGCTGCGGCAGCACGAGCCGAAACTAACTTGCAAAAATCTTCAAGCGCACCGTGAGTTGAAAGCCAATAATCGTTCCATACTTTCATGTCTTCGCTAATCATGGTTCCTGCACCCATCTTGCATCTTTGGCGCGTAACTCCTTCACTTCCTGCTCCAGCTCCGCAATTTGCTTGAGGTAGTACCATATCCGCTCGCGCATCTCCCGTATCTCCTGGCGGTACTCCGTTTCAGTGTGACTCCTTGCGTCCCACTCCCGCTGCCACGCCCCCGGCGGGCTTTCTCTGTCGATTTGCATGTCTAGTTCTCCTATAGATTCTTACCGTCTTGCCAGTGTCACTACAAAATGAATTCATCCAAACCTTTTTTGAGTCCCGCTCCATCACCGACTCGCAGTGAGAGCAGTAGTACTTCATGCCCACTGCTCCGCCATCGCAGATGCAATCCCAGCGTACGTCTCGCTGCGCTTCTTCCATCGGTCAGCAGAGGGCGGCATCTTGTGAATGCGAGCTTCCCTCCCTTCGACAATGTTCGTCGGCTTCAACAGCGGAAGATTCTTCAACCAAAGACACGTTGCCTTGGTCTCCCCATGCCCAAACTGCCACGGCTGAATGATCTGGTCGGGCTTTCTGATGCGGCTGCTGATAATGCTCACCGGATTCTCAAGCGCAATGCGCGGTATCGGCGCATCCAAAAGGAATCTTACAAACTCTAGCGCCTCCCCCTGCTCAAATCGCTTCTCCTTAAACCAACGCGCTCCGCTCACTGCAAGATGAGTACAAGGCGGGTGCGCAATCATTAAGTCCCACGGCAGTTCAGCCCACGGCTTGCCTCGCCCGAGAACATTACGCACATCGTCTTGGTAGTGGTGCTCGCTGCCATCGTCCGCCGGCAACAAGTCGCACGACCATGCGTCATGCCCCCGTTCGCGAAACGCACGGCGAACCGCACCAGAATACTCACATGCAATCAGAACCTTCACGATGCAATCACCCACCCGCACAGCATCCCAATAAAAAACATCACCACGCACACCACAATCTCACCCATCAGCGCCTCGCGCTGGCGTAGTTCAAACTCCTCGCTCATCCGATCCATCTTGTCTTCCAGCTTCCGAATCTGCGCTCGCAGCCGGTCTTGTGAGTACTCCATGTTCACCAGTAAAACCCTCCCGTGCGACGGCGCGAGCACGCCCAGTTCGGCGGCGGTACGTGATTCCAGTCAAGTTTCGCCTTGTGCTTTAGTCTTCGTATCAATCGGTTCAACCAGTTCATTTGGATCAGTCCTCGCTAGTTGGCTCTCGAGTGAGCGTATTTCTCTTTGCTTCTCGCGGATCAACTCCCAAATACGTTCGACTTTCCGTTGGCGTCGGCTTCCAACGCCCAACCGTCCATCGCCCGGTGCTCCGTCCCTCTTCGATTCCATCGCTTAACTCCCGTATCAGTTTGCGAGCGTGTAACAACCGCATCCGCTCGCTCTTGCGCTCCATCCATCGCAGAACCTCCTCCACGCGAGGCGCTCGCGTCGTGCTCAAGCGCATGAAGTGACACCGCCCACGGTGCTCGGTGTGACATCGAGGACAGACCACCAACTTCTTCGGCGCCAGCCCCCAACGCTCGCGAAAGTCGTTCATTCGTACGACAACTCCCACTGCCTCGCCTGCTCGTCATCGTGCGCGTTCATATCCCGCGTGAATCGCACCGCATCCTCAATCTGAATCAGCGCGTCAATAGACTTCCCACCCACGTTCCAAATCTTCATCTGATCAAGCGGAATGTCTTGGCACTTCCAGTCATATACCGTCGCCACCACATCCCCCTCTTCAGTGTCAAACAACACCACCCACTCCGCCCGCGTGTTGTCATCCGCTGCCGTCAGCGGCTTACCAAACGTCTGGCGCAGCTCCTCGTAAGTCGCCTCCACCAAACCCACAAAGTGAGTGCCGTTCGCTACCCGAAAATTATTCATCACCTGGTACATTGCTCTCTCCTAAAAGTAAGCAGATAAATTCACCAGTCCCAACCAATGATACCCAACCGGCTTGAGTAGTCAATCCCAATTTGGGATCACCTACTGCGGTGTCAGTTGCAAGCACCGCTGCGAAACCATCAGCGCCGTCTTCCCGCCCGCTCGCGGGTACACCAGAAAATGCTGGCTGAAGGTGTTGCTCAATAACACAGAAGCATTCGCGACCCCCTTCTCAATGCCCTCAAAATCGTCCAGCACAATCAGCGCGTCGGGGTTCAATTTCTTCATCAACCCCGCATCCTGGTGGCTCAAGCGCCCGTCGATGTAAAACATGTCCACGCTGACGGCTGCGGAGTACAACTCCTCAAACATCTGCGTCGAGGTCGTCTTCGGGTGCTGGACTACCTTCGCCCCGTATACCGGCCCGATCTGAATGGCGTTCGATGAGTCGCACGTATAAATCGTCAAGTGATCCTCGCCCCTCGAGAGATTCCCCGCAGCCATTGCTCGCGTGCTGCGCCCGATATAAGTACCCACCTCCGCGATTACAGACGGCTCGAAATACTCCACAATTGCCCGCAGCTCCGCAGCATCCTGCGAACTGATCGACCCCGTGCGGTACTCCGCTTGCTCGACCAACTTGCCCTCGCTCGCGCCAGAGTAGTAAGTCCGAATCCCCTCCGGTGCAATCGCTGCCCAGACTGCCGGTGAAAGTGTCATCCGGTTCATGCGTAACGAGTTCATGCAACCTCCCGAAAAATCTTCACAGCATCCGCCAGCGGCAGCGAATTCAGCACCGTCTTGCCCTCACTCTCCTTCAGCGCAATGTACTTCGCCCGCTGCTCCGCGCTCTTAATCGCGGTGGTCTGCCAGAGTTTGCCGTCCTTCAAGTACACCACCTTGTCACGCATGACCCGCTGCAATTGCTTGCGCGACAGGTGCTCGCCCAGAATTTCCTGCACCAGCGAATCCGCCGTCTGGTCGAACTCGTGCGTCTTGCCATCCCACTCGTAAGTGCGGGGCGGCAGGGTCTTCGCGTAGGCATTCAGTTCGTCTTCGGCTGCGTGATCGGAGAATCGATCCGCACCACCGTATCCCTCGTTGCTCACCGTCCCCCGCGGCTTGCCGTTGATGTAAAGCGAGGCCTCGAAACATTGCGTCTCTTGACTCGCGAATGCGGCATGCTTGATGTTCTTCAGTTCAATCTTCATTGTCGCTATCCTCCATCTCGAAATTAGTTGACTCGCACTCCGGGCATACATGCCCCTTGAAAGTCGTGATCCACTCGCCCCCAATCCCGTAGTCCGCGTACTCGCGTTCGTCGATATACAGCGGCTCTTGAAACCTGGCATCGCACTTCTTACACACGTACGTTGCCGGCCCGAATAGGCGGCGTCTCAAGTCGTCTTGCAGTTGTCTCATTGGAATACCCTCTCTGCGCGTCGCTTGGCGTTGATCTTCGCTGCCCGTATGTCATCCACATGCATGCCCTCTGCCAGCTCCATCGCGAGCGCAATCGCTCGCTCCGCATGCGCGTCTGACGGTGCCGTGATGGCTAGGAATAGCGCGAGGGTTAGTGCCTCGCGAGGGGTTTGGGGCTGTCTCATGGCTGCACCTCGATTTGGTTTAGGACGCTGATCTCGATAGCCGCCATGCAGTTATTGTCAGACCGGATGAACTCCTTGCCCGCAGCGCGCAGCATGATATCGAGTTGGTCAGTCGCTTCATCACTATGCGCGGTGAGTACGTAATCCAGCCGCGTGAGGATATGGATTTCCTCGCCGTCACAAAAATTCGATTCCATCGCACCGACGTAGAATTTAACTTTCATGGCTGCTCTCCCGTGGCTTTGGCGATAGCGGCAAATCCGGCGTCAATGCGGCGGTTCCATTCATCAGAATCACCATAGACGTTGCCATTCACGATGGCTTGCAGGGCGGCGAGTAGGTCTGGGGCGGCTGCGATCAGACGAGCGTTCGCTGCGTCCTCGGAATCGTTCCAACCGCGAGTCACGTTGCAGATCGAGTACAGCGTCGTACCGCCCTGCTCCAACCGAGTGCGGCCCTCGTCCGCAAACACGCTGCCCTCGCCGTTCCCCGCGCCAATGTGCCACGGGCCCTTTGTATGCTTGCTCATCGCACGATGCTCCCTACGAGTGCTCCGATGGCGGCTGATCCCGCCATGAGCGTGAACAGATAAAACCAGTAACCCACGGGCATCAAAATCATCAGCGACGTTGCAATCAGCGACATGCCCACAATCGCGATCAGAAATTCCCATGCGTTCATGCGACCTCCGCAAGGTTGATGCCGTAGGTGTGGTTTGCGGTGCGCGCCATCTGCGCGTGGTAGGATTCGCGGCGCATTGCAGCGGGCAGTTCATCCCAGAACGCGAGTAGCGGTAGCACGGCCTCGCAGTCTTCCTCCCACCACATCGGCTTTGGTGCGTACGAGCGACCTTCGACAGCGCGCAGCAGGTGCGGGGATTCCGATGCCAGTTGAGTGCGGCGAGCGGGTGATAACCAGATACCACCGTGCGTCATGCTTGATACGAGGATGATGCCGTCAGCGAGACGGCGGGTGCTGATGACCCACCCCCACGGCGAGTAACCGTTGACGCGGGGTACGAAAGTGTCGAGTTTGCTCATGGTTCGTGTGCTCCGTGTTCAGTGTTCAGGTTCAGTATTGCCCAATCCGGTTGCGCTAGTCAACTACTCGGAGAATGGGGCGGTTGGAAGTCCCGCCCTCATGGTTACGCTGCTAGTGATTCGCGGATGTCCGAT